TAATATATACACCGCCTTCGACATCAACCAAGAATGTTTCTGCCAAAGGATCATACCAACCTGTATCACGTGTAATACGTGAAGAAGTTCTATTAACAGCTTCTGTCTTATCTTGTAGTTGTTCTGTAACGACTTCAGCAGTCTTAGTAGAAAGAACTGTTCTTTCATATGTATTTAGAACACCACTTGCGCTATATGTAGTTTCTGCAGAAGTAGACTCATTTGCACGTACATTATCTGGTGTATCAGTGAAACGTAGACGACGAGTACCAGTGCGGAAGCTCATCGAAGTACTATTTGGAATAGTGTATATTCCAAATAGTTGACCAGTGTATGTAGTATTCAACTGAGTTGGAGTTGTAACACTAACCATCTGAACTTTTCTGCCACTATCAAATTCAGCTTCTAAGTAATAAATATTAGAAGAAGTTGATGTGCTTAGAGATCCACTACCTCCGCGAATATTATCAATATACGCGTAATTAACACCACTGTGTGTTTCCTGACCTAGAACAATACATGTTACGCCTGTTGCAGTGGGTGCCGCATTATTTACAGAAACATATTCACGAAGAACTTCTCCATATGAATATGCGCCAGTTACATCATTGCTAACTTTACGTGCATCTGAATTAATATTAGATCCAACGTTAACGCTTGTTGCAAATGCAGGAACTGTAGTAGTACCGTATGGTACAAATACCATTCTCTTCGCTGGAGTAATATATGAATCAACTGATGATCCATCAAAGAATGCATACATGCGTGTTTCTGGCTTAAACGCATCTCCACGGAATAGAATCTTGCGTGAACGCATATACGGAATAACTTCAGTACTTACAACTCTATCACTAACAACAGTACTAGTAGTTGTAGGCTGAATATATGTATTTGTTCCTTTGTATAATGCAGTACCTTGTTGTGCGTATGCAGTAACTGTTACAGTACGAATACCCCAACCTGCTCCGCCAGTACCAACATCTAATCCACCAATAACTCTATTGGTGACACCACCTGCAGTATATACACCAGTATCTTCATCCCATGATCCACCTGTTGCTCGCTGTGTAGCAGTAGCATTTCCAGTGACAACTTCACCTTGCCAGTTAGTAGACCATAGTTTCCAAACTGTACCTAGTACACCGTCAGCATTTGCTTTCTTCACAATTGCATCGTATTTACTATTATCGTTGATAATAATATCTGGACGACGAGCTGTTTCAAACCATGTATCACTCCATGGATTGATTTCAAGTGTACCAGCAAACGTAAAGATATTAAATGGGTTTACTGATTCTGAGTGAGAAGCACGAAGTTGAGACACAAGAGGTGTTGTACCTGCAACTTTAAGCATCAATAGGTCACCGTAAACATCATAGTTTCTACCGGTTCTATTTAAGTTTGTGCCGATGCTTTCATACAACGCAATATTATTCTGAACATAAGTTGGACGAAGTTCGCCTGCAGTAACGTCAATAGATGCTTTCCAATCTGCGGAAACAGTATTACCGATTCCCTGACCAGTAAATGAGTCAACCATGAATCCATTCTGTGGGCGCTCTAATCCATACTGATCATATGCTTTGACATTAGTAGTGTTTTGCTCAAGCATAGATAGCGTCGTGTAATACTCGAGATTTTTAATACGATTTTCGAGTTTACCGATGTCTCTCATCGTGTAACGTTTGTTTTCAATTCTATTGATTTTTATAGAATTAGTATTTCCAGAGAATGTATATGGTTCAATATTAAATGTATATAAATCCATTGAATTCTTTGGAGAATTCGGTTCTTTAGGAGATGAGCTTGGCACGCCCTTTGTAATTAAGAATTGACCAGAGTAATCTAAAGAAAGCTTATCAATACGGCCAAGATAATAATTATACTGTACGTCTGTTTCTTCACCGTACTTAGGTGTTATAACACCACTTCCAAATGTACCATCTGTATTTCTTATAGGACGAAAATCAATCGTATTGATTGCAGTAGATTGTAGCTCTGAGTATTCTATGTTAGAGCTTCCATGTGTATAAGAATCAATTGCGTAATAATCTCCACCAGCTTGGTGAGCAAAATAATTATATTTTACAGTTACAGATCCGCTGACTGATGCTCCAGCAATCACGCTGATTTTAGCAAGATCATAGTGAGAATCTTTTTTACCGCCATCAAATACAAAACTACTTGTAACATCAGTAGTGCCACTAATAATAGAGATCAACTCAAAACCATCTGCTTTACTTAGCGTTGCTACACCACCCGAAAGAGAAACTGTTTCAGTTATAGTTGTCAATATTTTTAATTTTGCAGAAGAACCATCGGATGCTTTACGAATATTGTAAATGATGTCATATGGTCCAGTACCATTAATCGTGAACGTAGCACTGGATGTACCAGCACCACTTACAGTAAATTGACCTGAAGAAGGTGATCCTGAACTTGTGTATGTTAAGAAGTTACCATTGCTACGATCTACGACAATGTAATTACGGTTATCTGTTGTTACACCGAATGAATAACCTGTTTCAGTAATAGTATTTGGTGAAGTTACATTACTAGATTTCTTGTAGAAAGAGTAATGAACATTACGAGTATCATTTACTGCATAACGTGGAAGACGGAATACGCTGCTTAAATTATCAGGATCAACAATTTCGGTTTCAACACGATAAATCTTGGTACCAACTGCGACACTGATTGCAGTATCAATAGTAATAGAACTATTAGAACTCACTGCACCTGTTACTTGATACTCAACGCCAGCAATTGAAACATAATCATATTGTTTTAATTCGCTTACAAACGCAGTGTTAACACCAGTGATTGTAGTAGAAGAAGATACTACACTTAAGCTTCCAGAAAGTTCTGTTAAAACTGGTTGAAGTTGTGAAGAGAATCTTGTTGCTGCATTCGATCCTGATCCAGTCGAGAATACGTACTTAGCATCACGATTGAAGTTCTTACCAGCTACAACTGATACATTGAATAGGAATAATTTATAAACACCAGCTGAGTGATATTGAATCTGTTTTACACGAGCTGTTGCAACTTGGTTTCCTCCAGATGGCGCAGCACCAGCAGTACCAGAATACTTGTCATAGAAGACTATATCATAATTAATATCAGGTAACGCGTGTGGAGATCTAATTAAAACATAGTTTCCAGGACTTGTATCAAGAGTTTGTGTTTCATAGTCTGAAAGATCTCTTGCTTTATCTAGTGTCAAGAATTGTGTAGTAATCTTCTCAATTTCATAACCACGAACATACGCTTTTCCAGGTTCAACTGCTAAGGACATCTTAGTAGTAAGAGGAACGATGTCTGTATTTGGTACTAATGAATATAAAGGGCCAGCCTTTACACCATAGTTATAAAGAGGAGTACTATCTTGAAGCCAATTTGAACCAACTGCAAAAGAACCTGTAGATGCAGATGTATAAGACGAGATGCACTTATATGTAAGACCACTTGATGTTACAATGTCTCCCTTAATATAAGTTCTGTTATTCGCCCATGCTCCGCGATCATTATTGCGGTATTCACGAACTTCAATTGGGAATTCACGAACTGCGTAATCTCCAGATTCGTCAAATGTACGACGAGCAAGAGTCTTTTCAAGCTGAGCGTATTCTGTCTTATCAACTAAGAATTGTACTTTACCATCTACTAAAACTAGAAGAGGAATGAATTCACCATCATCTGTAACAGCATCGTATGCAACAGTAGTTAGTTGCAAGTCAATATAGTAACGTGCTGCGCCAGGAGCTGCATAGTTTGGCGAACCTAAAGCGTTATCCAATAAGCTTTCATCTTCTTCTGGATACATAATACTTTCTACAACCTGCAAACCAGCTTTGCCTGTAGCAGAACCGGAATATTTAGAAAGTACAGTTGTTTGTGCTGGAACTAATACAAAGTTGTCTTTAATGTAATAGACGCCTTTTTCAATTGTTGCAGTTGTACCAGTTCCAAGTGCATCTGATGCTTGGACAACGAGGTCCAATCCACTAGAGCCATCAATAGGACTAATAATTTCGTTTAGAGCAAACCTTCCAGAACCACGTGTATATTTTACAAAAAGAGTATCTGGTTCAGCAACGCCTGAAACTACTTCTGCTGGTGTAGCAGTAAGAACAATAGCTTCTACGCCTGATGTTTGGCCACGATAAGTTTTACCAATTGTAGATGAAAGAACGGAGAAAGTTTTTACAATTGAACTAGCTGAAATTTCTGGCTTTAGTTTTACGTATGCTGTTTTAGAATCGTAAGAAATTTGACCAGGAATAATCATAGCACCATTTTTAAACATATGGTCGCCATGACGCTTAATTTGCTGTTGAAGGATTGTTTGAAGCTGAGTTAATTCTCGAGCTTGAACAGCATATCCCGGACGAAATAAAATTCTGTAGAACTGTTTGTCCTCAGAATAATCGTCGTAGAATGGTTCAATGTTGAAGTTTAGTGCCATACTTTTCTCTTTGCGATTGATTACAATCTAGGCGATCCTAGATTGATATATTTATCTTGATTATTAGAACGTAATTGAGTTAGTTACTACAACAATCTGTTGAGCAGAAGGAGCAAATTTAATTCTATTATCGATTGTCAACAGATCGCCTGAAAACTTATTGACGTCTGGAGATATAATGTTTGTAGTATTAAACACTGCACCGATCTTTGAGAAAGATGCACCAGAACTTGGAATCTTATTATCTAGATACGATAACAATAGTGAAGCTTCTGTAGAAGAATATGATGAATTCTTTTCAATAACTCTAAAAGTATATGTTCTATTAGGTACTACGTTTGTATCAGTCCATGATAATACATCATCAGTTGAAATTGCGCTAAATCCAGTTTGTCCTTTAGTTCCAACTGCTATAAAACACGTAGAGGCTAATGCAGCGCGCAAGTTAGTTTCTTTTCCATAAACTTTAGGATTTTTCAAAATACAAACTTGACGGTAATCGTTCGTTGAAGTAAATCCTTGATTTTTTTCTTTAGAAAGATTGCCGTGGAACACTAAAGTTTTAGAATACAATTCGCCAACAGCATCTTTACCGTGGCCACCTTTTGGTGAAATGATTGCATGAGCTGTTGCCTGTGATGCAGCAGGCCCAACTAATGTCACATTTGCTTTTGTATAGTTGTATCCAATAGTATTTACTTCAATTCTATCTACACTACCTGTTGCGTTAAGATATGCCGTAGCAGTACATCCAGTTCCGTCGGCATTGCTAATCACTACTGCAGGCGCTGAAGTATATCCAAATCCTGGGTTCGTTACTTTTATAACGTGAATTGCCCCATCAATTGCAGTCAATTCAACGGTGGATTGACGTGATTCGATATCTCCGATTCCGAAGTTTAAAAGAATAGAAGCTTCTTGGAAATCTGTAGTATTAACTTTATCTAGTGACGTATTAACTGTCACTAGTGCATACGTATATCCGATTCCAGGTTTTGAAATTTGTACAGATTGAATTTCACCATTAGCATTAATGATAGGAACTAATTCTGCTTCATTCTTTTTAGTGTTAACACGGAATGTAAATCCAGATGCAGATTGACCAGCTAGAGATGTTGCTTGTACTAGTACAATATTAGAAGCACTTGCATTTTGAAGAATAGAGTAAAATGGCTTTGAATAACCATAACCTGCATTGTCGATAACAACGCTTGTTACAACACCATTTGTTATAACGCCATGAGCAACGGCCTTAACACCATTTGGAAGATCAGGATCTGTGAATAAAAAAGACAAAGATGAATACCCAGTACCGCCAGTAACAACCTGAATAGATTCTACTTGGTAAGGATTCTCTTCAAGATATCCATCGCCTACAACACTAAGTGTTGTATAAACTGAGCTCAATCGTTGTACGATAGGTTCTAGAGTAGCTTGGCGAGTTGCACCGCCTCCACTCACTGTAACAACTGGAGGATACGAATAACCAGAACCTTGGTTATTCATAGTGATTGCAGAAATTGCACCACCAGAAAGAGTTATTGCTTGAATTGTAGCAGGCGTTCCACCACTTTGATCTGGGTTAGAAAGCGTAATAGATGGAGTGCTATTATAACCAGATCCTCCATCTATAATTCTAAATCCTGTAATCTTGTATGTCGTTATAGGATATTTTTTACCAGGATTCTCAATTGTATATGAAACAATAGAACCCTTAGAATAGAATTGGTTTGACAATGCTGTTACAACAGGCATTGTAGTTGTAGTCAAAAACTTATTACGAACGGACAAAGGAATAGTATACATATACTTCCAAATGTATCCGTCATCTAATTTAATAGGTGTAGTGGATGTACCAGTTGGTCGCTGTGAAGAAGGACCATCGTTATTATTGTACAAACACTTATAAACGTTAAAGTCGTCAGTGAGACAATAAAACTCAGCGTTCTCAAGAGCTGTAGCACCAGAGAACGCTGGATTATCGCTACTATATTCTCCATACATATCAAACGTATAACCAGCAATCCAATCATGACGTGGAATAACCGCGCAGATATCATTAGCGTCGATCTGTTTATACAGAAGCGCTTCATTACGTGTATTATTTTCATACTCAAACGAGTCTGAAACTGGTTCTGGAGAAGTTTCGTTCGTCCAAGAACCAGGATGACAGTAGACGTAATAGTATCTGCTTATATTTGATACGATCTCTGAAATGACCGACTTTACTAAGTTGGTCTTCAGAGAGAATTTAAGTAGCGAGGTTGCCATTTGTTAATTACTGAATAGTTACAGTCCAAGTAATAGCGATAGAGTCGTTAGCTGCTTTGTTAACAACATCAAAAGATGTCTTGCAAAGCATTGTACCACCAGCAGCAGTTGCGCTGTTGAAGATACCTGCTTCAATTAATGAACCAGTACCTGTACCAGCAGCGAAAGTTGCAGCATAAGTTACAACAGCACCAGAAACTGTACCACCTGCAGTTGTCAATGCAACGCGAGCTAGTTCAGAAAGTGCTGGAGAACCACCAGTAGAAAGTTGTGTATCGCCAACTGCTGGAGTAGTTTTAGCTGGGTTTGAACCAACCGTTGCATTACCGCCAACAGCCATATGAGACATTTGAGCAGGAATGCCGCCGTCTTTCATACGAGCTGCGATCCATTGCTTACCCACAGTAACAACGATGTTAGAGTAGAAGCGGTCTTCGATTAACTCACCGTTTGGACCAAAGTGAGCGATCGCAAGTGTACCACCTAACTCAACTAAATTTGAGATTTTTGGAATTGAAATCATAGTTTGCCTTTATTAAGAGATTGCTCTTGTATCATGCACCGAATACGTTTGTGCTTCATATGAATATGAAGAATTCGGATCTGATGCATCGTTTTGATTGTACGCGTTATAGTACAATGTTCCAGTATTAATATTATTTATGGAATCTGCATGTGCTTTATCCCATGTTCGCACTGGGGTTGAATCCGCTGGAGAACTTAGAGTGTCAGTCCAAGATGCACCAGAGAAAGAAAATTTAACTAGACCTTGAGTAGATCCATCTGGGAAAATATCAACTGCTGGTGATGAATCTGCATTAGTTCTAGAGTAAGTTGCAGTTCTATCAAATGCATCAGCTGCTGTTGTCGTCTTATCCCAAGACGAGCCTGAGAAAGAAAATTTAACTAGACCTTGAGTAGATCCGTCTGGGAATGTATCTGTCGGAGATGAAAGAAGTTCACCTAATTGAGTTGTATCACCAATAGCTGAGAAAGACACTATGCCACTTGTTACATGAGGTAATGTCACTGTAAATGTAAGATTATCTACTACAGAATATACCCGTGCACTGCTGTTAAACGCTCCACTACCAGAAATCTTAGATAGAAGCAATCCATTGTACAATCCGTCAGTAGTGCCAGATGTAAGCGTTACAGTAGAACTACCAGCTGTTAATGTAGCTTGGAAACCAGTTAGTGTCGGTGTACGAATATATCCTACGCCAATTCTAACTTCTGCATAATTTAGTGTATATGTACTGCCGTCCCATGTCCAATCACCTCCAACTGCACCATAAGTATCAGTCTTATTTGCTGGAGTAAGTAATGAAGAATATGTATCAGATGGCGCTGCAGGATCTAATGACACTAAAGGTATTTGCGAGCGATCATACACGACTGTTCTATCAAATACATCTAATTGGTTAGAACTGTCATTGATTCCGGTTTTAGTAGAATCTTTTATATCAGTTGAACTTGAATGAATTGCTGAAGTTGTTTGATAGAAAGTACCACCAATATTTGAAGTGATATCCCAATATCTTATAGCACTTTCAGAATCAGCAATTTGCGTATCTTGTTTTAGTTGTGTTACATCTTTATTTGTAATACCATCAAGTGGTTGATCAACATTATCTTGTTTAGGCTGAAATACGTCATTATATCTAAAATCTGCAGTGCTATACGTAGAATCAGAAGATGGAATGATTTTATCATCATCGTAATACGTGAATGTTATTGGATCAACCGTAGACCAACGACGTTGATCAGTTTCATTAGCTAGCGAGCCGTTAGATCTATATTTTTGAATAGAAAGCTGTACATCTTTTATATCTTGCAGATATGTATGAACAGCATACGCAATTGAATCGTCATTCTCAACATTCTTTCCAACTTCGTTAGTTGCTTCGTCGTCTGTAACATATTCTTGTTCTAAGAATTGACGACGAATAAACGCAAGCAATGGAGAAGCAGAAACAAGATAACTATTCTTAATAGTATATTCTGCGTACAACTCCATACC